CCAGTAAGACTAAGTCCTAAAAACCTTTGTGGATGAGCAGTTGTAGCTTGTCCATCACTGGTAGCACTTGCACCTGTTGCACCTGTAGCTACATTGGTTACTTTTGCGTCTGTTTGAAACATGTTAACTCCTTTTATAATGGGGAGACCGAAGTCTCCCCTAGTTATTTGTTTTAACTAATAGTTGCTATTGGTGTTGACAATGTTTCAGCCTTCCATGTGGAATTAGTACCATCGTCAGTAATACAAGTAACCTTAACTCTTGCATTTTTTACTGTAAGAGCAATTAAAGTTAAAGTATCTCCTGATATACCAGTTGCTGGATTAGCAGCAGTGCCACCTACTAGCTGTAGCATTCCAAAAAAGTTAGAAACACTTGATCCAGGTAAAACCAAAGTAGTTGTTTTTCCTGAAGCCATTGCTGTAGTAAGATAAAATTCATATGTTGTTCCTACATTTGCAGTGCTCAATGCTGGCATATTAATTACAATGTCGTCAGTTCCATCTATTGTAAATATTGTTCCTGATTCTGCTCTAGTCAAAGTATCGGTGACTGCAGCACCAGTATTAAAAGTTGAATTATCTACTGTTACACGAAAATTTGGTCTCGTATCATAAACAGCTTCAGTTGTAATTGCACCAGTTGTAGAATTTTTGGTAATTGATTTAAAACCATTTTCCGATCTAACTGGTCCGTTAAAAGTTGTGTTGGCCATTTTATTTTATCCTTTGGTCATATAGACCTTTTGTCATGCTGTCTCTATATCGTCTGCCTAGTCAGTCGACATGACTGTTAATTGCTAGGTTAAAAGGGGGCACCTTTAACAATGCCCCCCTTATTTTTAGCTAGGGTTTGCACCCCAAACGCCACGCCAGTCAGACCAGCCGAAAGAATATCTTTCTCTGGACTTGTAGCGAACGTTTCCAGTTTCGAAGTCACCTTCCATAGAAGTTGAAATTGGAGTTCTACTAAAGTACTTCATCGCGTTTGGCGAATCAGTTCTTAGGAACCAATTGTTTGTATCACTGAATCTGTGATTTACAAAGTATCCTTCAGGAACCATGCCCTTAGATACAATTGCATTCACATCGTTATCAGCAGTACCAACTCTGTATGGTGATGCCATTAGTCTTTCTGCCACAAATACTAATTGTCTTGGAATGTGCAATGATTTAGCTTGAAGAGCCACTGGAATGTCTCTGTCATCGGTAAATCCTGCAACTCCAATTAGTGCAGTTTCCAAAGAAGTTTCGGAAAGTTCTGCTTGTGTTGTGAAAGTGTTAACGCCTGAAGAACCACTTTGAAGTGGATGAGCTGTAGTACAAAGTACCACACCATCTCCGCCTACATAACTAGAGTTGAATGCTCTGTTATAGACGGCAGCGCCTTTTGTTTGTCTAGCAGCAGCCATTGATCTGGCTAGTGCTTTAGTTAGTCTGGTAGATAGCTTGTCATACAAGTTGTCTTCCATAGCTTCCTCAGTAATTGAGAATGCCATAGCGACAGTTTCGTTTGTATATCTTGCTACCCAACCTTCACCAGTATCTTCATATGATATAGGTGCGCCTTCAAATTTTACAGAAGCTTCTCCAAAACCTGGAAATAATACTTCTTCTTCGAAAGCTCTATTAGATTTTTCCTCTTCGAACAGCACCGCTGCTTCATTTTCGTATCTGTTATATTCAGTTCCGAAAATTGCATGCAAGCCAGGTACCAGTTCTTTAAGGAGTTGTGCTCTTGATATAGCCATAATTCAATTCCTCTCTAAGTTATACCCGTATTACCATCGGTGTTGCACCATAGGTGAGTGTTAATCTTTACTAGAATGTCCATAGCGGTTCCAGCTGCAGTATAACCATGATCAGGTGCTTCCGCACTACCTAAAAATTGTAGTGGAAAACCCTGTGTGGTATTTTCTGTATCTGAATCTGCTACAAGACCACTCTTGAAAGTAGTAGTTGATCCCGAAGGGGACGCAACAATCTGTAAATTCGCACCAACCATTCCTGCGGTTAAAGCTGTTGATGTTTGATCCGCCTGTATTTTGAAAATACAGAAAGGATCGTCATAGACATAAGCCTTAAATTGCGCTTTAGCAACTGTGCTAGTAGCAATAGAACGTACAAATTTAACATCACCTGAGGAGTTATCTTGATATTCTGCTCCGTAAAAAACACCGACTACAGTTCCTGTGGTTGCACTACCCATGTCAGTGACCAATAGGCCACTCGCAAGTGTGCACAAATCACCCTCAAAATAAGCTGTGGGTGCAGTAGCTGCAATTCGATATCCGTTTCCGTCACAGAAGTTATTAGCTCTAACAGATCCACCATCGCCATTTCTGACTGGTGCCATTCCATATCCTGCCATAATAATCTCCTTATTGCAATTTGTTAATTACACCAAAATATTATAGAGCTGATTAAAAATCTACTCTTCAAACTTTGGCGATCCTCGCCCACTTCCTTTTGTAACTGAAGAAGACGATTCATCTTTCACTGGCATATTAGGGTTTTGGTTTCTCATATAGTCTTTGCTATACGCCTGTCCCATTCTTTCTGCTTGATCTTCGTAGTACTTCTTTTTCTCGGTAACAAATTCCTTAGTATTTTTCATAAGGATTAAATCTCCCGATCTAATTGTACCAGCGTGCTTGCCAGCAGACAACACATCAGCATGATAGTCTTTTCCCAATTCCTCAGGTTTGACTGGTTCATATCCTTCGCGTAGTCTTTCGTGAACATTTAAATCATCGGGGTTATTCAATAATTCATGTCTAACCCAAATATATTCCATGCCCTTTTGTTTAGACCCTTCAGGAATATTCAACCTTTGTTGAGGTTCCCAGGGTTTTTTTCGAGTTGCCGAAGCCCGAGTGTTACGGCTGGTTCTAGTTGCTTGTGTCATATTAACCTCCCGCCTGTTGGCGTACTTTTTGGCGCGCATAATCTTGTAAGCTTACACCTAATCTATTCGCCATGTCAACTTCTGTCTTAGTTAACTTGACTTGGTTTTTGCCTATAGCGGAGCGCGTTCCGCTTATAACTGTAGGAATCTTTTTAATCCTTGTGTTTTTGAATCGATCAGGAAATTCATCCCGAATCCTTGAATCAAGTTCACTATAATATTCCTCGGGACTATTATTGGGAAGAATACTCTCATCAATAAGTTCCTTATGAATTACCATAGCGGCCTGAGTCATGATCCTGTCTTTCGTAGAAGTGCTGCCAAACCATTCATTCCTCTTTTGCCATTCCAAAGCCTTGCGGTCTGGAGCGGCTGAAGTAGGAGCTACCTGTGGTTTAGGCTTTGCCTTACGCCTTTCAGCATCAGATTCTGCTCTCATCTTATACTGACGAGCCACTAAATTTTCCGCCTTTACAGAAGCCAAAGCATCTTGCGCTTTTATCTCAGCATCTATATCACCAGATTCTTTAGAAGTTTTCAAAGCACTTAAAGATTGCTTCTCCTGACTTTTCAATCTATCAATATATTGATTAATTGCGTGTAATTCCGAATCCTTAGATCGAGATGTTAATGTATCTCTTTCTTGAACCCAAGCTTGTTCTTTCGAAGAAAGATCTTGAAGCCTGGCTTCTAATTCCTTTTTTTCTTTAACAAGTCGCTTTATCCGTTTTTCAGCGCGCTTGCCAAATACCTTTTTATCTTTGGATTCATCTGCATCTTCAGATTTTTCTACTTCCTCTTCCTCTTCAACTTCGGATTCCTCCTCGGTTTCTTCTTCTGATTCAATAGTTTCTTCCGCTACAACTGGAGCCTTGGTATCTTTAGGCCCTTCAGACTTGACTTTCGCCTCATCTTCAGATTTTTCGTCTGGAAGTTCTACAACTATCTCTTCTTCATCAAGTTGTTCTTCCTTTTTATCTTCGTCTATCATCTAGATCTCCTTCGGTTGCGATCCGCGTTATACGCTTATGTAATATATTACACTATATATAGATTTTATGCAAGTCTACTTAGCGGATATTTTATCAGGATCAGGAACAAGAGCTATTACTTCATCATCATTTATAATGGAATAATCCTCTCCTTCACACTTAAACTTAAGTCCTACATATTTTCCCGTTAATACCCAATCATCTTTTTTACACCAAACTGTGGTGGATCTGTCCATGCCTAAGTAACATTCTGGACCCATATCCACTACTTTTGATATGACGCATGAAAATTTAGCCGCCGTCCTTGATTCATCAGTTAGAATAATACCACCTCTTGTTGTATTAGATACCTCTCTTGGCTTAATTAAAAGCCTATAACCCGTAGGTTTCGGTAATTTATTTGTCATTGTCGAATAATTTCTCCTGTTTATAAAGATTCTTATGCTCGTCTCTTACCCTGGCTTTCATATCTTCCAGGGTATGAGCAATTCCTAACATGTACTTATATGTGGGAAAAT